GATGATCAGCTCCCCGGGTTCGGTGAGCGGGGTTCCATCGGAATCGACTGCTCCAGGGCCGAGGTCCCGCCAGAGCCGGAGCCTTTTCCCAGGTCGTCATCCACGTTGGTCTGCGCCGAGATCCAGGCCGTGAGGATGTCCATCATCAGCTTTGGCTTGAGGGACAGCAGGCCCGCCACGGTCATCGGCACCGGCTCGCCGTGCCGGTCCTCGACGTTCCACTCCTCCAGCGCCCCGGCGAGTTGCCCCAGCACCCCTATGAGCGCCTTTTTCGACTCCGGGTCGAGCTTCGCGTCCTTCGACGCCTCCGGGATCGCCCCGGCGACGTCCATCACCTCGAATAGGTCCCCGGTGGACACGCCCTCGGCGGTGACCTCAAGGCCCGGCCGGTCCTCGAAGACGAGCTTGTAGAGATCTACGTCCTGGTAGCCCATGCGTCAGGCCCAGGTCGGCACGGCGCCGTCAGCCAGGTCGCCCTTGACGTCCCAGGTCAGCTCGCCAGCGGCCGCCCTGGTGATCGCATAGTCCGAGAACAGCGTGTTGCACACCAGGATGGGCGACGAGTTGCTGCTGGTCGGCGCGATGCTGCACGACCGGGTCACCGACGTGCTCGGCACGGTGGAGAACACGGCGTGGGACATGTTCGACGCCGTGTTCAGGACGCCCTTGAAGTTGACGGTGAAGTCGGCCAGCAGCAGCAGCCGCTCATGCGCCGACTTGTCCACGCCGGTGATGTCCTGCGCGGCGCGGGGCGTCCCGAACGTGAAATCGGTGATGTCGTTGCTGATGGTCCGGGCCACAGCACCCGCGTCCTGCACGATGATCTGAGCGCCGAGGCCGGAGATCTTGGCCATGGTTACCCTCTCTCTGCCTGCACGGCCAGGTGGCCGGTGTGCTCGGTGTAGTCCTCCGCCAGGTCGGCGAAGCTGACGTGCTCCCGGGTCCGGCCGCCCTCGTGGACGAGAAGCCGGGCCGGGCGGGTGCGATGCTCGGCAAAGCACCGCTGGCCGGGCTCGAACACGAACACCGTCAGGCCCGCGGCGGTGCGCCGCTCGGTGAAGGTCCGCCCGGACTGGGTGCGGATGTAGGCGGCCTGCTGGCGGCCCAGCGGCGTCGCCTCATCGACGTGGGTTTCCCAGCCGTGGCGCCAGTTCTCGCAGCCCGACGCCTGGCAGGCGGTCCTGACCCACCTGTCCATGGGCATCCGGATGTGGTAATCGCGGGTCTGCGGCTGGCCGAACATCAGAACACCGTCGCCGCTGCGTTGCGGTTCACCACGACGGCGAACGTGGCGCTGGAGAACGTGCCCGTAGTGATCGCCCGGGTGTACCGCAGGACCGCCGGGGTCACCGTCCCGGACCCCGTCGAGGACGAGTTGATCGCCGACCCGCCCGAGGTGGCCGACAGCTCGAACGTGCTGCCCGAGCTGGCCACCACGTAGTAGACCGTTGAGGCGCTGAACCCGGTCGGCAGCGACGCGCCGGACAGGGCCACCGGGACGCCGTTGGCCAGCGCGGACCCGGGCACCGTGAACACGCAGGGGCTCGCGTTCGTCGCGGTGAAGGTGCTCGCCGCCGCCGTGGTGACCCGCTGCGCAGCCGGGGCGGCGGTGACCGACGTGAACGCCGAGCCCAGCGTGATCCACGTCGAGTTGTCCGCGGACTGCTGCACGGTCACGACCACATTGGTGCCGGTGAGCGCGGTCACCTGCACGTACATCTGCGCACCCCAGTAGCTGGCCGCAGCATTGTCCAGGCTCGCGCCGTTCGTCGCCGTCGTGTCGGTGCGCAGCCCGGCGGTGAGCGCCGTGCCCCATTCCAGGCCGTAGGAGTTGCCCTGCCCGTCCACCTTCAGGGTCAGGTCACCGGACGCCGCCCGGGTCCCGTCGTAGTTCACCTGCTTGGCGTTCAGGCACGCCGCCGCGCCGCCGACCGCCAAAGTCGGCAGCAGCGCCGTCATCAGCGTGTCGGTGCGGGGCAGCGACGACAGCACCGGGTGCGCGTTCGCCGGGTCCATGAACGCGGTGAAGGCCAGCGAGCCGTCCCGCAGCCCGGTCAGCCGCGAATGGGCGGACTGGGTGATGTCGGTGACGTCCAGGAGCGCCTTGCTGCCGGAGACCGTGTCCAGGGCCTGGATATCGCCGGACAGGTCGTAGCCGCCGACCAGGAACCGGGCGCCGAGGCCGCTCTGCTTCGCCATGTCAGGCCACCATTCCCCACAGGTCGTTCACGACGATCGGCACCGAAATCTCGATGGTGCGGAACTCTTTGCCCTCGCTGTTCAGGTAGGCGGCCTGCGCCTTCAGCGCCAGCAGGTCGATGTCCCGGACCGTGCCGCCCAGGGTGAAATGGCCGCTGTACTCGGCCAGCAGCACGGACACCGCGCCGAGCACCGCCGGGTCCACCGCGTCGAGGGGCTTCTGCATCATCGAGGACCAGACGCGGACCATGAACGTGATCGTCCCGGACACCGCAGCGAGCCCGGACGCAGCCGGGTCTGCGGCGATCGACCCGAGGGTGATCGAGCAGGACAGGCCGCTGCCCGGCGTGTTCTCCGGCTCGTGACTGTTGACCCGCTCGAAGATCTTGAGGGCCTTCGCGTGCGAGGTGAGCTGGGAGAACAGGGCAGTCGCGTCGGACTGGGCGAAGCTCATTCGATGTGCCCCCCCATCCGGCCGATGAACTCCTCAAGCCGCTTCTGCGCGATCGGCGTCACATACCGCCGCAGCCGCAGGCGGGTCAGCCGGAACACGTGGTAGCCCTTGAACTTGCTGTGCAGGTTCCGGGTGCTGTCGCCCTCCAGCCACGGCCACCACACCGCGCCCGTTTCCATCCCGCCGAACACGCGGACGTCGTTGAACGCGCCGAACCGGGACACCGTCACCGCGGCCGCGGCACGGCCGGTGCCGCCCCGCCCCGACTTGTCCATGCCGAGGGCGGCAATCCGGATCCAGTCGGCGCCGATGTCGGCGACGTCCTTCTTCGTGTCGTCCAGCCACTGCCTCACGGCCTCGTCAGCCCGGCCATCGAACAGCGGGCCCTCCCGGGTCATCGTGACCACGACATTGGACTTGGCCATGTCACACCGCCCGCGTCCGTGCTTTGCGGCCGTGCGCCGTCATCGCCTCGTCCCACTTCGACGCCAGGTCGGCGCCCGGCGCCGGGTGCGCGTCCGCCCCGGACCCGACCGTCCGGGCGTAGCCGGAACCCTCCTGGAGCACCTGGTTCACGGCCTCGGCCACCGCCAGGTCCCGGATCAGCGCGGGCACCCGGTGCCTGTAGATGGCCGCCGCGCTGGAGTAGGAGCTGGCGGCCGTGCCGTACATCGCCCGGGTCACGGACAGGAGCCGCTGGGCGTAAATCTCGGCGCCGGAATGCGTGGCCAGCGCGGTGCCGTTCCATGCCCGCTTCACCGTCGCCACAGAGCCCACAATCTGCTGGATCAGCATCTGCTCCTGGTCGAGGATGATCACCTCGCCCGTGTTCAGGCTCCCGGCGCCCGTCCATGTCAGCGCCTGGTCGGCGTCGGACGCCGTGGTGCAGCCGGTGTTCTGCACCAGGCCGGTGTCCGCGGCGGCCACGTCGGTCACCAGGATCCGCTCCCCGGTGTACGGGGCCAGGGCCCCGGCGTACCCGGCCGCCGACGGGAACGGTGCCGAGCTGCGGCCGTAGCCGAGGATCAGCAGGTGACCGACACCCGTCTTGGACCCGTCGGTGACGGTGATCGTGGTGTCCGACATGCCGACGCTCGCGGCCAGGGCCCCGGCCGTGTCGGCGTCCGCGCCGTAACCCCACGTGCCGGTGATCACGATGGAGTGCTGCGGTGAGGCGCTGTTCCCGCCGAACGCCGCCGTGCTCGAGCGGTCCAGCTCGAGGTATTCGTAATACGGCTTGCCCTCGACCGGGTTGTTCACGGGCTCGAGGTACACCTGGTTGAGCGGGACGGTCACCCCGCCGGTCGTCAGGCCGGTCAGGACCACGGCGTCGTACTGGTCGAACCACAGCCGCCACGGGTAGGCGTACTGGCCGCCGCCGGAGCCGCCCTGGTTCGGCCAGTCGAAGTAGACCGTCGCGTCGAACGGGTAGAACCGGCGGTGGGCCTGCCGGTCGATGTTCCAGCTGGCGGTCTCTATCGCCCGGTCGGCGGCCTCGTTCTGGTCGATGCCGTCGCGGAAGTCCACGGCGCGCATCGCGACCTGGCGGGAACAGTACGTTATGCGGGTCACGGTCACGGCCGCACCCCCGGCCTATGCTGGGGAATGCCGCAGGGGATGGACGGGTGCGGCACGCAGCCCGGGACAGGCACCATCAGCCCCACCCGTGAGACGGGCACACGGCGGACCATCCCCACAGTGATCACGGCCATGTGACCGCCCAGGCTTCCTCGATCACCGCGTCAGGGAAGCCGGCCGGGTCGTACAGGTCGCCCCACGACCACCAGTAGCCCTCGGCGGCCAGTACCGTGTGCGCGCCGGGAAGCTCTACGCCAAGGATCAGATTGGTACGCTGAACGCCATGGAATCCACCCCCGGACGACTGCTGAAGGTCCCCGAAGTCGCCGCACGCCTCGGCCTGGGCGTCACCAAGGTGTGGGAGATGATCGCGGCTGGTGAGATCACATCCCTCAAGCTTGGCGATGGCCCCACCGCTCCCCGCCGCGTCAGCGAGCGCGCACTCAACGCCTACATTGACCGCCTGGAAGCTCAGGGGCCGGACGCCAGCTAGCCCGAAGACGTAGGCCGCATCTAGCGTCGCCACGATGGACGCTCCCGCGGCCGGGGAATCCGCGGTCAGCTTGTAGAGGGCCAGGACGTCAGCGGAGCCCACGGGCCAGCCAGCGAGCCGCAGCGACCACGCCAGCGCATCCGCCGAGCAGCACGACACATCACCCAGCGACAGCGCCCGGGCCTTCGCCGCCTTCGCCGACATGTGAACCACCCGCGCCGTCTGCTTATGCGCGGTCGCCGACCGCTTGTGCGCCGTCGGCGTGTGCTTCGCCTTCGAACCGTGCTTACCCGTCCCGGCGTGCTTCCTGTGCAGCGCCCGCGTCTTCGCCGCCTTCAACGCTCACCCCCCGGCCGGGGGGTCCGCGGCCTGCGCCTCGGTGACCGTCTCCACGATCTGCGCCTTCGTCATGTCCCCGGCCACTTCCGGGGGCACCACACCGGCCTGCACCGCA